CCCCGTTCATCATGCAACGATTCATAAAAACCGGAGAGCTACCGCAATACGGTACACCCCAGTATGGGGAACAACCAGAAAGCGACTTCCAGGAAGCACAATTCGCAATGGCACGTTTACAGTCATTGCATCAGGAAACCGACCCAGAAAAACCATTTGATGGTTTTGTGTCGGAAATACTTGACTCACTAACTCCAGAGTCAAGTGCAGGGGAAGAAACCCCCAAAGTAGAGGGGGACTCTTCTCAACCTGCAAACACGGAGCGAAGCGACGGGGGCGAAGCCCCGAGCGAGGAACGAGCGTCCCAAAGTAGTTGACTTTGGTCTTAAGCCTATAGTATGTACTTGTCTGCTATAGGCTAGGTGGTCCCTAAGACCACCTAAAAAGGTAAATTACGAGGAAAAATCACATGCGTAGACGCAAACTAGGTAAAAAAAAGTCACGAAAGTACTTCTCTAAAACAGCATCAAGAACTCATCGTCGGAATGTCCCCCGTCGCATCATGCGTGGAGGCTATCGACTGTAATGAGTTGCTACCACCCAATAACCGGGTGGCGGTCAAGAAACGGCGGAAAGCTAACCCTGGATCACAAACAAGGCATGGGAATCGAAATGACGGTTCCCTGCGGAAATTGTATAGGTTGCAAAATTGACACGGCCCGAGACTGGAGCATTAGGTGCTATCACGAAGCCCAATGCCATGAACATAACAGCTTTATAACGCTCACATACTCCGAGGAAAATTTACCAACAGACGGTTCACTAGATCACCGTCATTTCCAAGAGTTCATCAGAGCATTACGAAAAAGGCTTAACAAAAAAATCAGATTCTACATGGTAGGAGAATATGGCGATTCTACTAGAAGACCACATTATCACGCGATCATATTTGGACACGATTTTAGTGCCGACAGATACTATTGGAAAACAAGAGGAAAAACACGATATTACCGTTCGCCCATATTGGAAAAATCTTGGTGGCGAGGTATATCTGATGTATCAGATTTTGATTACGGAGCCGCGGCTTACGTTGCTCGATACGTTACCAAAAAAATTAAGGGCGCCGATGCGACATCCCATTACGTCAACAGTGATGGAGTGGCAATCAAACCAGAATACAATCGTGCCTCCCTCAAACCCGGGTTAGGCTATAACTGGTTCTTATGTTTCAAAAACGATATATTTCCAACCGATGAGGTAAAAGTTCTCCAGAACGGAAAAACAAGAACCTATCCCGTACCCAGGTACTACACCACCCAATGGGAAAAATTCTGCCCGACAGGAGCAAAATTCATCAAAGAAAGAAGGGTAAGAGAAGCAAAGGAAAGAGAGGAAGATAACACTCTAGAAAGAAGGATTGTCCGCGAGCGAATAGCGCGCAAAAAATTAACCAAACGGAGTTTAAACGATGAAATATAAAATCTTTGCAGTATACGATTCAAAGGCGGAAGCCTATATGACACCATTCTTTATGAACAAAACAGAGCAAGCGCGAAGATCCTTCGCAGATGCTTGCCAAAACCCAGACCTTCCATTTGGAAGGCATCCCGGCGATTACACACTATTCGAGATCGGAGCATTCAACGATCACAACGCCGAACTAACACCACAAAACCCCATATCAAGGGGAACAGCCCTAGAACTTACAACACAAGGAAACAGCCATGCGATCAACAATGAAACATCAATTCAGCCAGGTACCGAAAGCGACGATCCCGCGCAGTTCATTTAACCGATCGCAGGGGCTGAAAACTACGTTCGACGCGGGCTGGCTCGTTCCAGTCCTATGCGAAGAAGTTCTTCCGGGCGATACATACAAATGCAACATGACGGCTTTTGCCCGTCTTGCAACACCCATCAAACCGTTGATGGATAACATTTATCTAGAATCCTTCTTCTTTTTCGTCCCAAACCGCCTTGTATGGCAAGCGTGGAAGCGCTTCATGGGCGAACAATCAACAATTAACGAAAGCACCGATATAGCGGTGCCAAAAGTAACCATCGCACCAGTCGACCCAAATGCAGGAAGCCAGTCGATTTACGACTATTTCGGCCTTCCTATTTACACAAACACTGGCGGAGCCATGGAAGTCAACGCACTTCCATTTCGCGGTTACCAACTCATTTACGATGAATGGTTCCGCGATCAAAACCTCCAAAATTCAGTATTCCTAGAATCTGGAACAGTCGACCAATTATCTGGCGAATTCAGCATGTTACGACGCGGTAAGCGTCACGACTACTTCACATCATGTCTCCCGTGGCCTCAAAAAGGCGACGATGTAACAATACCTACACTCGGTTCAGCCGATGTCATACCGACCGTAGACGGTCGACCATCGTTCGCGGCCACTCCTGGATCAAGCGGATCAGGAACTTTCCCCAGAATTGGCGCAGATACATTCTCAGTAGATCGATCAGTAGCAGGAAGTGTCAACGACCCTCTTTATTGGGGTGATCCCACGGGCCTCCAGGTCGATCTCACAACAGCAACAGCAACAACAATTAACGATCTCCGAGTAGCATTCCAGTTTCAGAAACTTCTCGAGCGTGATGCGCGAGGAGGAACACGATATACGGAAGTAATTCACGCTCACTTCGGAGTCACATCACCTGACGCACGTCAACAGCGTCCAGAGTTTCTCGGCGGCGGAAGCTCCCGAGTAAACGTATCACCAGTAACACAAACAGCACCAACATCATCGGACGTTCAGGTACAGGACACCCCCCAAGGCAACTTGGCGGCCTACGGTACTGCGTCACTGAACGGACATGGATTTACTAAATCCTTTACAGAGCATGGCTATGTCATAGGCATGATCAACGCAAGGGCAGATCTCACGTATCAACAGGGTATCGATCGCAAATGGTTGCGGGATACCCGTTACGATTATTACTGGCCCGCGCTCTCGCACATTGGCGAGCAGATCGTATGGGATCTGGAGATATACGCCAATAACGGCACCTTAAACTTCCCAGGATACGCACCTGACGCAACGGTTCTTCCGTGGCCATCACCGGGCGATCCATCAGTTCAGGGAGAGGGTGGCGTTTTCGGCTATCAAGAAAGGTACGGAGAGTACCGCTACGGCAAGAGTCAGATTACCGGAAAATTCCGGTCCGACGATCCATTGAGTCTGGACATTTGGCACTTGAGCCAAGATTTCGACTCGTTGCCATTACTCAATAATTCGTTCATTCAAGACAACCCACCCATTGATCGCGTTATCGCGATTCAAGAAGAACCGCACTTCATTGCAGACATTAATTTCAACATGGTCTGCGCTCGCCCAATGCCGCTTTACGGCGTACCGGGCAACATCGACAGGTTCTAAATAACAATCCCCCCTGGGCGATGAGCCCAAGGGGGATAAACCGGAGCAAGACATGGCCTTATCATTAGCAGCTGGAACATTACTAGCAGGTCTGGCCGGCGGAGTAGCATCCGCATTCGGCCAAAGTTCAGCAAACAAAACAAACAAACAACTCGCAAGAGAACAAATGGCGTTCCAAGAACGCATGAGCAATACAGCAGTGCAACGCCGGATGGCTGACCTCAAACAATCAGGAATAAACCCGATCCTAGCAGGACAATATTCGGCCTCTTCACCCGCTGGGCAAACGGCCACAATGCAGAACGTACTAGGACAGGGAGTATCATCAGCAGTACAGTCAGCAACGGCGTACTCACAACTAAAATTGCTCAAAGCACAAACAGGAATAGCGCAACAGCAAGAACGATTTGAAAAAAGTAGATCAGACTTCTACGAAGGCAATCAACAGGCACATGCTCCGGGTACACCATTAGGCCAGCTATCAGGCGTGGCCGACGTTGCCGAAAGGGCAACAAAAGGAGCGGGAACCTATGTAGACAGGTTCATTAGCGACCTCACAACATCCATGAAATACCTGAAGTCGCAAGAATCAAATTCAAAAGATACAGAGCAGAACGACAAGATGTTCCGCGATTACTCGGAACAAATAAAGAAAGATGCACAACGAAACCCACCACGTAAGCGCCCCACAGGGCGCCTAAACTACGATCACGTAAAGAGGTATAAGGGTGTCAACTAAAAAGGTAAAAACGGCTAAGAAGCCAACACAGGAGGTTCTCACTAAACCAGTGAGAATCCGATCCGCGTTCGACAGAGAACGCTTAAAAACTAAAATGTCAGGGGAATCCATGACAAAACAGGCATTCGCTCGCGATTGCCATACCCCGTTCATCATGCAACGATTCATAAAAACCGGAGAGCTACCGCAATACGGTACACCCCAGTATGGGGAACAACCAGAAAGCGACTTCCAGGAAGCAC